AGGGCTTGACCTATCCAGCACGCAGGATCTTTCGGCACTGAGCTTATGCTTTGCGCCATTGAACGGCGAAGCCTTTTATACGCAGCATTATTCATGGTGCCCGTTAAACGCTATTAAGACCCGTTCTAAGGCCGACCGGGTGCCTTATGACTTATGGAACCGCCAGGGCCACATCGAAGCGACGCCGGGCACTGTGGTTGATTACAGTTACATTCTGAAGCGCATTGAAGCAATCAGTAAGCAATATGATTTGAAAGCAATCCTGTTCGACCGCTGGGGCGCGACGAAGATTGTCAAAGACTTGGAAGACATGGGATTGACAGTTTTAGAATTTGGTCAAGGATTCGCGTCAATGAGTCCGCCGTCAAAGGAAATGGAAAAATTAATTTTAGAAAAGAAGATTGTCTTCCCTGACAATCCAGCACTGGCATGGTGTTTTTCAAATGTGATTGCAGAGGTTGACGCCGCGGGTAATGTAAAGCCGTCAAAGAAAAAATCAAGAGAAAAAATCGACATGGTTGTGTCGTCAATTATGGCCTTAGACGGGGCCTTGCGAAATTCTAAAAAGGAAATCGCGCCGTCAATAACGTGGATCTAAAGGAGGTAAAAAATGCAGAAAAGAAATTTTGAAATTGATCCCGACAGTATTCGGGCGGAAACCCGAACCGTATCGGCAAGCCTATCGTCGGAATATCCCGTAAGGCGCCAGGACGGTGAAGAGGTACTTTCCCATAAAACCGGGGCCGTGGACCTCAGCCGGGCACCATTACCCCTGTTATGCAGCCACAACAGCGCAGCATTGCCCGTGGGAGTTGTGGAAGGTCTAACAGTAGCAAACGGCAAGCTGAAGGGCGAAATAAGGCTTTCAGCGAATCAGGACAGCTTATGGAGGGATATTTGCGACGGCATACTTCGCAATTTATCCATTGGTTATCAAATCACAGAAAAGCAGAAAACGAAGCGAGGCTTTATCGCTACAAAATGGATGCCTTATGAATGTAGTTTAGTCGCGGCACCCGCAGATAACACTGTTGGGATTGGAAGAAACTTTAACAAAACGAAAGGACAAAAAACAATGGATAAGAATGATATTTTGAAAAGCAAAAAAGAGGCAATCGAGGAAATGGCAGAACTGGCAAAAACCGGCGAAAATGCTGAACGCATGGAAGAGCTGAAGGGTGAAATCCGAGCCCTTGACAGCCGACTTGAAGCATTTGACATGTCCGATGCTGGGACAAAGGACCTGAAAACCTTTGTGCCTGACATTAAAAAAGCCGACCGCTCCATTTTCGAGGTAACGGGCGGACCCGCAACAAATCGCACCTGGGCCGGAATGTTCAATCAGGGCCGGAAACTTGAAATCAATGAGGAAGAAATAAGGGCTTTCCGGGCTTCGATGGTCGAAGGCACACCTTCATCGGGTGGTTTTTCCGTGCCAGAACCTTTGGCGGCACAATGGTTAGATGATTCTATCGAATCTGAGATCATCCGTCCGAGGGCGACCGTATGGCCGATGGAAAGCGCTTCCCGTAAGGTTGCGGGTTGGGATGCAACCGATCAGGCAGGCGGAATCCTCTTTGGCGGTTTTAAAATGGAGTTTATCGCTGAAGAGGGGCCGGGCACCAAACAGACCGGCAAACTTCGCATGATTCAGCTGGGGGCCAACAAGGGCGCTATCTTTGTCGATATCTCAAACGAGCTTCGGGAAGACGGCCAGGGCTTCGAGGCACAGCTTGACCGGGCCATGAGAACGTCTGTCGGATACGGGATAGATTCTTATTTCATCGGGGGATCGGGCGCTGGCCAGCCTTTGGGAATCAGGAACGACGCGGCCAAGATCAGCGTAGCCAAGGAAACCGGCCAGGATGCAGACACAATCATCTATGAAAATCTTTGCAAGATGTTTGCCCGCATGTATCCAGCCGGGCGGCAGCGTGCAATATGGCTTGCCAATGACACGGCTATTGTTTCGCTTTTATCCCTCAGTATTGCAATCGGTACGGGGGGAAGTCATATCCCGGTAATGACCGAGAGCAACGGGGTATTCAAGATCTTGGGCCGTCCGGTTGTCTTTACTTCGCACATGCCGACCGTCGGGGATGCTGACGATATCATGTTTGTCGATCCTTCACAGTACGCAATCGGAATCCGACGCGAAATGAAACTGGAAAAGTCAAATATTCCGGGCTGGACAAACGACCTGATGAGCTACCGGGCACTTTTGAGGTTTGATGGACAGGGCACCTGGAATGCACCGATCACGCCGAAAAATGGCGACAGTTTGTCATGGTGCGTTGGTTTGGCCGAACGCGCGTAACTAATCAACAAAATAACGGGTTCTCTTCGGGGAACTCGTTATTTACCAAGAGGATAAAAATATGAGATTCCCATTTTTTAAAAAGAGATCATGGGCGAACCTTGACACCTTCGAGGGCCGGGAAACATCTTCCGGCATACATATCAATGAAACCGTGGCGCTGGGCATTCCGGCCGTTTATGCCTGTATTCGAGTCTTGACCGAGGCCATAGCATCGTTGCCACTGATAACCTTTGAACGATTCGAGAATGGCGACAAAGACCGGGCCAGGGGCTTTTCCCTTTTCCGCCTTCTACATGATTCACCAAACCCACTTATGACAAGTTTTGAGCTTCGAGAATTGCTTGTGGGCCATTTATGCCTTCGAGGTAATGCTTATTGTTACATTGAACGCGACGCGGGCGAAGTCGTGGCATTATGGCCTTTACATCCCGATAAAGTGACCGTGGAAGTATCAGGCCGGGAATTGATTTATAAGCATCAAAACGACGGCACCGAAAAAACGTACAGGATGGCCGACATTCTTCATATTCGGGGGCTGTCTGCTGATGGCATTATCGGTTATTCACCCTTGACATTGCTTCGGGATTCTTTCGGCTACTCCAAAGCCGTTCAAGAGTATTCATCAAGCTATTTCAAGAATGACGCATCACCGGGGGGGATTCTTTCGACCCCTGGATCTTTGAGCCCTCAGTCTATGTCAGGCCTACGCAGCGCATGGACCGAGGGGCACGCGGGCAAGGGCAAACATCATCGGGTTGCTATCCTTGACAATGATCTTAAATGGCAATCCGTCGGCATGTCTCCGCAGGATTCCCAGCTTATCGAATCGCAGAAGTTTTCCGTTGTGGAAATTGCCCGTGTCTTCCGAGTGCCGCTGAATTTAATCATGGACTATGAGCGTAGCACTTATTCAAACGTGACAGAGCAAAACAGATCCTTTTTAACTCATACCTTGCAGCCGTGGTTGACCCGAATTGAGCAGGCCATGTCAAAGAGCCTTTTGACAGAATCCGAGAAGGAAAAATATTTCGTGGAGCATTTGACCCAAGGATTCCTCCGAGCTGATACAAAGAACCGTTTTGAGTCATACAAGGTTGCCATTGAGGCTGGATTCTTGACCATTGATGAGGTACGGCAGCTTGAAAACATGAATGCACTGGAGGCAAAAACTTTAACAGCATAGGGGGCGAAATGGAAAAGTTATGTGAGACATGTGAAAAAAGAGATCAATGTCGAACTCCATGCAAGGCCGTTAACGCTATTCTACGGAAAAACAATCGCGTCATGGAACGGCATTTTGAGAATATCATCGTCTGCTATCCAATGGGAAAGGAAGTCCATTTTTCAGAGCTTCAAAAGCATCAGCTTGACCAATTTTCAAACGATGATGTTATCCCATGGACCAGCGGAGATACAAGATTGAGACAAACGACCGTTTTTGTGGAGCGCTTCTTTAACAAGGTGCCCTGTAAGGAACTTGCTGAAAGATTCAATGTCAAAGAAAATACTATTGTCTCTATGTATGCCAGGGCCGTTGAGCAGTTAAAGAAGATTATTGATGCACTGGACGCAAGGCGGGAGGGGTTGAAGGCCACAAAAGCGGACAAGTTTACAGACGATCAGAAATTTTTTCTTCTGGTGAATGTCTTTGGATTCAGTGGGGCCGAAGTCGCCCGAATGTTCAACCGGGATCAGAACAGGATGAACATGATAATCAAGCGCATGAGCAATCAATACTTAACAGCATTTCAGGCGCTTGAGGTCAAGGAAACACCCATTGAAGATCCGCCCATGAATGGCAAGCTTACCCGTACCGATATCATCAGCATGGTTGAGGCGTATAATGAGCAGGGATTATCTCACAGGCAAGCCTTCAAGAGGATTGCAGAGAGATATGCTGATATCGTGAGGCGCCCTGTCAGCTTCAGGGGAATTGAAAGCCGATATTATAAGACCTTGGCAGCGTGTGGGGCTTAGAAGGCCATGCCATCCTTCATTTCTTCAAGTGTTTGACCCTCATAGGCTGATTTTTCTTGTGGGAACTTCTTTTCAGCTTCAGCCACTACCTCACAAAGATACAATACCATATCGGCATCCAGGCTTTTGTAATTTTCCGGTGTCACTTTAATCATGTTCAATACGGCTTTTAAATGGTCTTCAGGTGACATTGCCATAACAGAATCCTCCTTGAAGTTTTTATTTATTAAATGAATACCACTCAAAAGAATGACCGTCAAGGGTATTAAGGCAGATGTGAAAGACTTTTTTATTCTCAATGCACTTCCATATTTTAGTCCGCATATAGTCCGAAAGTGAAGATGGTTCTTTTATGACAATCGACTATTTTATATAAGTCCTTGATTTTATTGGTCGGGGCGGCAGGATTTGAACCTGCGACATCCTGCTCCCAAAGCAGGCGCGCTGCCAG